TAAGCATGATTAGTCCTCTTGTGTTACAATAATGTCCCAAACTTCAATGTAATTGTTTAACCAATCACGTTGAGATTGTGTTAGATTTGATGTATATAATAGATCATCTGCGGACATAACTTCTAATGAGTTTAGTGTACAGAAATCATACAATACATCGCCAAGAAAATTTAACATAGAAGTCACCTTAAGTAATAATAAAAAAAGGAGATTATCTCATATAGAGATAACCACCTGCCCACCCAGTATATCTGGGATCATGTAATTTAGCACGATGATTTATGATCCTTAAATCATATCTAACGTGCTTTGCTGGTGCATTATAAGAAGCAGGTTTGTAAACTTCACCTGTATTCTTATCAACAAACGCATGAACACTTCCTTCTCTATATTCATTTCTATCTTGAAATGTATCGAATTCGTGTTGCATGATCTTGTAATACTTACGACCATTCTTTACAACAAACTTAGTAAGATTAGCAGTACCATTGTTTATATCTTCCAATTGCTTTTTAGCATGGTTAGATGTATAAGTTTGATACATTCTTATTGAATGTTGTTTGTAATTTTCTGTTAAAGTATCACAATAAGTTTGTGTCCAGTCTGCAATTCTTTCAGATAAAGTTTTAGTTTCACACATAATAAAGAAAGAATTAATTTAACATTGGTGAGGATTCCTAACCAGAAATGGATGTATATCCTCACTACAATTACACTTTATGCGTCACCCCTTAGTTACTTCTAACAACATTGAAGTTTGCTTTACTGAAACCCTCACGATTGATGATCTTAAATAAACCAAACTTGTTGCTCAATACATAACCTTCATGCCCACACATTTCTTCACCAATGTAACAATCAAGATCATCAAATCTATTGATATGTAAAAACATATCCAACTTAATATCCCAGACTAATTTCCACAAACGTAACACATTTACGTCAATGTCATTATCATCAGCAAGTGCATCTTGTGTGAGGTCATCAATATCAATACCCTCACGAATGCAAGTATTAAGTTGCTTTTTCAATCTTGCAACTTGTTTATCACTAGGAAAATCACATAATGTAGATATTTGACGAGCAAAATCACATCGCTGTTTGATATCATCTCTTTTCTCATTAATTATTACTTTAGGTGTGATAAACAAAACATCATCATCACTTTGCACCCATTTTGATTGTGTTTTTGAATCAAATAATAATGGATATGCAATAGCATCTCTCAAATCTTTATCTGATATGTAATAAGTATGAGGTGCAATTATAATGTTTTGTGTTACAACCTCTGGAAAATAATAGGTAATTGTGTTAGGTTTGTAGCAGAGATTACCACCAAAACCAATAAAATCACCTTGAAATATACCATCAGTTTGTGGTAGATAGTCAAGACATCTATGTAATATTGTTGCTACTTCACCAGCATGATTTCTATCTATTTCTTCATGCGAATGATTGATCTTAATCTTTACTTTATTGAAGACAGATTTAGTGCCTACAAATTGTTTACCAGTAGCAGGATTACGTCCCCAAACTATTGCTGGAGAACCGTCAATCTTTGCTGTAATATTACCATTAGCAGTAAACCAATCTAACACAGATAAGTTACCATTTAAAATAGAATCTTCAGGGTGTTCGATGTGAGTGTTTTTCATGGTTTAATTATAATAAAAAAGGGGACACAATGTTCCCCTAAGTGTTCACAAATTTAATTGACCTTAAGGATTAGTTTAACAAAACCTTCAAGATATAATAGTGGGAGAATAATTAACTCAAACCCATCCAATTCTCTCCAAGTTCTTGTTACTTTAACCTCTGGTTTCTTCTCAACAACCTTAGGTGCAACTTCAGTGGTTTTAGTAACTTTAGATGCAGATTTCCTTGGTGTTGTTGTTGCTTTACGAGTTCTTCTCTTACGAGTAGTTGTAGTTGAAGCAGTCATTTAACAAATATAAAGGAAATTTAGTGGGAGAGACATTACAGGTAAATCTTTTTAATCAAACGTCATGTCTCTGCTTCTTATCATCTATGCTAACTGATTTACTCAGTCTAATTAAGATGAATGTCAGAGTAGTTTGACCTGTAACTGTCTCTCACTACAATTACACTTTATGCGTCACCCCTTTCTATCTCATAAAGTCTAACAAGTTTGTATTACTTTGTGTTGCTTCAGTTACTAACTCAATCGACTGAGGATTTACATCACAAGTTATACAATTTCTATCATGTAATTGTGCTGCTATTGCTGTTGTTCCCGATCCGCAAAATGGATCTAATACCCAACCATTAGGAGGGCAAGATGACTTGATAATTCTTTCCAACAACTTCAACGGTTTTTGTGTTGGATATTTACGTTTATTCTGTTCACTTCTTGAGATAAAATATACATCATCCCACAAATTCTGAACAGGAACACCTTTATTATCCTCTAAGTAAATCTTTTTATAGATGGTATTCTTTCCGTAATGTAGTAAATTAGCAGCACTCATTTCATTCAACATATCCTCACTAACTCGCCAACCATACTGAGGAGAGTAACTCTTAAATTCAAACATTCTGCCTGGTCTACTCTTCTCTCCTGTTGTTTTTGCTAGTGCATAAAAACCTTTTTCATCTTTATTCTTGAAACTATTTCTTTCATACTTAGAGTCTAAATCCGTATATTCAACATTAAAGTATGGATTACCTTTTCTGATAACCATGATTGAATCCACTATATTACCCCAACCATTCTTAATATTATTTTTTGGACCAGATCTTTTCCATGAAATATTAGTGTAAAAGTTATCACGAATCTCTGGTAATATTTTAGATAAAACTAAAGCATTACCGATAAAATTATTGTGGAGATACATCCACGCATTTTTGTTTAATTTTTGATAACCTTTATTGATAATATCCGCATACCATGTAATATAATCATCGAAAGATTCCCAATGGTCAGAGAAACTTTTCTCTTCACCATTTTCTTCTAACATACTAAAATCCCTTTGCAATCCAAAGGGAGGATCATAATAGACCAGATCAAATGACTGGTCTATTGTGTTCATTTCTTCGGCAGATTGTTTAAGAATAATAATATCAGACATTTATCTATTAATAGCGGGTTCACCCCTATTGAATACAGTATCTACAACAGCATTAACACTTTTAGCAGTAGATATTCCTACTCTATCATATACAGGAACACATAACAATCCATGTGTTTTAGTATCATCACCCTTACGAATTACCCTACCAATAGTTTGAGATAAGTCGATAAAGTTCATGTTGCGTAGAAACAATGCTGCCTCTAATCCTCTAACATTGATACCCTCTGATAGAATACTGTGATGCATAACTATAAACTTTCTACCCTTTTCTTGACCCCAATCATTCAAAGTAGTAAAGAACTCATCACGACTAACTTTGATACCATTAATTACAGCACCAGTCTTGGATGTGATGTACATCCAGTTATATCCACGAGCATAAAGTTCTGTGGTTAATTTACTATCAGACACCATATTTGTGATCTGTGATGTTCTACGAACACAAATAAGAATTTTATCTACATTCTGATCGTCAATCGTTGCTAATACATTGTCTGCATCATCCTCCGCAGTTATCTTTCTATCTCTAATCATATCCAACTTCTTAACTACAACTTTAGGTGGTAGGATATGTCCTCCTCGAACTAACTCAGGAGCAGGAACTTGCTCTATCACTTTACCATAAACATACTCATTGTTCATTCCTTCATTATTAGAAAGATACTTAGGAGTAGCAGTAAAGAAAAAGCACCTACGATTATTTGTAGTTGCAAAAAACTTAGTAGCAGGTTGAAAATGTCGCTGAACACTATTATGTGCCTCGTCAAAGTATATTGTATCTACAGGAATACTCGACTCTTGTATTCTATGTAAAGAGTGATATGTAGTAAAGATAATGTTACTATTGTTCCAACTATTTACTGCCCAGTCAAATATATCTCTAGGATTTGTTGTAGAATAATGCTCAGTCTCACCACTATGTACGTGCAAAACATTTACATCATTATCCAACATCTTTAGAAAGTCTGCTGATAATTGCTGTGCTAATAATATTCTTGGAGCAACAACAACTATAGTCTTTTTTGACTCTGCAAATTGTGAAATAGCATCACTAATCATGCACATTGTTTTACCACCACCAGTGGGAACAATGATCTGCCCTTTATCACACTTCATCATCTTCGCAATGATACGAATCTGATGTAAACGCAAATTGGTCATCAATTAATCACCAGTAATGAAATTATACCATAAAAAGCAAATAAACGCCACAGAGACGCTTATAATGCCCTTATGGAAAGAAAGTGAGGGAGTGGGGCATCGACATAGGTTTCACCTATATGCCCAAATTTACCCATAGGGAATCGCTTACACCTGAACCCCCAAACTTAATCGGGGCTATGGAACCACATATCCCTCACACTACAGAAACACTTTATGCGTCACCCCTTATTCACATAATCGTTTTTCTATTAATTTACCATAATCCTCATGCAATTCGCACCCTATGTAATATCTTCCTAGTTGTTTTGCTACCATTGCAGTTGTACCACTACCTATAAATGGATCAAGAATAATATCATTTTTCTCACTCCCTGCCTTGATACATGGTATTATTAACTCAGGTGGATATACTGCAAAATGTGCATCTTTATATCCTTTTTTAGTCACATTCCATACACTTCTCTTTCTTCTTGTTGGTTCTTTGATTGCATCTACATCAAAATAATAGTTTTGATTCTTACTCAATAAAAAGATATATTCATGTGATTTAGTACATCTATCCCTCACACTTTCGGGCATTGGATTAGGTTTATTCCATATAATATCTTGCCTTAAATACCACCCATCTGCTCTTAATGCAAATGCTAACATCCAAGGAATACCAATCAAATCTTTCTCTTTTAGTCCCTCTAATTTATTACCTCGTCTCGCACATTTTGATGGTAAATCTTGCTTACTGTTACTGACAGATTGTTTCACTAATGCCTGACCTTTTCCTGGTCTATAGTTATAATAACTATCACCCATATTCAACCACAATGTTCCATCATCTGTTAGATGATTACGCACCTCTCGAAATATCAATACTAATTTTTTAATATACTCTTCTGGGGTTGATTCTAATCCTATTTGATCACTTTCACCACCATAATCTCTTAGCCCATAGTAAGGTGGTGATGTTACGCACATCCTCACTGGTTCATCAAGTTGTTTCAAAGTTTGGCGACAATCACCAAATAAAATCACATCACGCATAATAAAGTTTTAAGACATCATTTTTTTCTTCTTTCTATCTCCTTTCTGGTTATTGGATTCTTTAACTCACTTTCTTTAGATTTACCTAAATTCTTTAATCTAATATCACGCAGTGCCTTCTCACCTTTATTCTGAACCGCTTTTCTCTCTTTAGTGGTCAATCCACTTGTTTTCACTGGTTTATAATTAGAATCGACAGTTTTCTTTGTTTTCTTTGCTAACAACTCTGCTGCTGTTTTAGTTTTAACACCAGATTTTGCTGCTCTTCTTTCCATCGCTGCCTTACGTTGTGCCTCTCTAGCAGATAGAGCAGCACTACCTCTTGCTTGAGTTGGTTGTTGAACCGTCTTTGACTGTTGACGTTGTGATCCTATATCTTTACGTGCTTTATATTCTTTTGCTGGTGCTGTTTTACCACCACCAACTGCCTTTACACGTCTCCTTTCAGGAGCAGTCTTCTTCCTATCAGCACCTATTTTAGTGCCGTCAGTTCCAACTCTTTTAACTTGTGATCTACCTTGAACATTAGGATCAAAGTATGCTTCACAAAGTTTACTATATTCCCGAAAAGTTCTCATTTTGATATAGTTTTTAGTTATTTATGATTCCTCCTTAGTTTGTTCTACTTTAGTTGTTTTCTTTGGTGAACCTTTTGCAACTAAATCATTATCATAAAAATACTTTACTCTTTCTCTTCTTAACTGCAATAAACGATCATATTCTTTTTGTTGATCTGGACTAAACTTAAAATTGTTTTCTCTCCACTGTTCACGAAGTTCATTTAATTGTTTGTAAATTTGAGAGGTCATGGAAATTAATGTATGTAATTAGATAACACTTTATGCGTCACCCCCTAATAATCTGGATGTCTTCCATCTTGTGATTTATACATATCAAGACTTGCTTGATCCCTTCTATTCTTTACATATTCCAACTCATTCCAATTATCTTTATTACATAGCAATGTAACGTGAACATTCTTATGTTTCATTGGTTTGCCAGAGGTATAAGTACATTCCTTTTTAGGATATACAACAACTTCTATGGTGATATACTGAGATACTGAGTTCCATCCCTGCTTTACACGTTTCTCATTGTCTACTGGTTCGCCCTTAAAATATACCCATCCCTCTTCCCAATCGCCATTTGGACGTTTCCAAATGACGTAATCATCGACTTGAGGTTCATACATTAGGAGGAATCCAACCAGCGTCTACCTCTGCACTAGCATATCTTGGATCATCTTGTGCTGCTACTTTTATTCTATCAGGGGCAACACCATTCTCAGTAAGATGTCTTAGTTTAGCGTCACATTCTGCTCTAGTCAAATTTTGATATTGATTATCAATTAATGACCAACCTTGTGTTGCTAGTTCTAAAATTTTGTAACGTCTGTTATCAGTCATGGTTTTAAATAGTTAATGAGGATTATACAAATTTAATAAGTATATAGACACTATCATAACACAAATAGTTAGGATAGTAAACAGAGTTAATATTTGCATCAAATAAACTCCGCAAGATAATAATCAACAGTAATTTCTAACTTTTCTGCCTCTTGTTCACATTCTTCAATAAATTTCTCTAACATTTCATCAGTCTTATTGATAAAGTGTTTTTCATTAGACATTGGAATCCTCCTTACAAGTGCAAATTTGTTGAAATTGTTCAAGTCTTTCTATTAATCTTAGATAGACTTTTTCATCACTAGGATGTAGAGATGGATAGTCTTTTAATGCCTTAAGAGCAACATCAATCTCTGGTTTGATTAAATCAACTAACATAATTTAACATGGTCATGTTATAAAACACTTTAGGAGTCACCCCTTAGTGTTTTTCCATTTTTAAAAATTCCTCCTTCATATTATAATACAACTTATAATTTTTTGTCGTGACCCAATACCCCACTATGTTGTTTCCATCACAATTCCAACCATATCCACTTACCGCTTCTTCGATTCCATCTATTCTCAACTTCTTTTCTGATCCTAGATAAGATTCGTATTTTGTTTCTAAACTAAGCATGGTGGTAAGTGGAATGTTTTGATACTATAACATATCTAGTTAGTTTAGACAAATATTTAATACTTTTTTTATATTGTTGCTACTCTTCTTTATTCTCTTTATCCTTTAAATGAGATGTTATTATATCCTGTAGATCTTCAAATTGTTTAAGATGATCTAAATCATACAACAGTTTAGATAATTGAGTAACAATAAGAGGAGATTCATTCGCAGCGGCAGACTTAATCGCTGCTCGAATACTACACTCTGCATCTAACAAATGATCTAAAGTATTTTGAGATAATGTCATGTTAATAACGTGATGGAATTTTATGGTAATCGGTAGGAGTATATTCGTAACCATATTTTTTTAGATATTCGTCAAATAATTCATCAGGGACTCTCCCCTCCCAGTAATCTTTTTCAGTGTACTTGTTTTTCATTCTTTTTTTCTTTTTTTTCTTGTTTAATACGTTTTTTTACATCTTTTGCGTATTTTATATCTTCTTTAGTATACCATTCAGGATGTTTTTTAGCATTTTTTAAAAGTTTCTTCGCTGCTTTTTTGTCGTTCATCAATCATAACTCTAGACTTCTCTAGAATTATTTATATTTGTTAACAATATCTTGCAACGTAAAAATACTTTTCAACTTTAAGTTTGATGATTCCATAAATTCTGTTGCTTCGTTATTTTCTTGCCTATCCACGATAGATAAGACTTTATCAACAACATAACCAGCATCACGTAATCTAGTTGCTGCTTTAATTGCAGAACCTCCTGTTGTGATTACATCCTCCAATACGACAACTTTAGATCCTTCTGGTAATTTTAGACCCTCTATGTAAGCATTAGTACCATATCCTTTTGGATTCTTACGAACAATTAAGCCACTTAATGTTTGTGTCCAATCTACTTCAAAAGAAGACATAACGACACCACTAACAAGGGGATCAGCACCTAAAGTAAGTCCACCAACTGCAACAACATCTGGTTCAATTAACTCCAAAAATAATAAACTAGTTAAAGTAATTCCCTCACCACTTAAAGTTACTGGTTTACAATTAACATAATGTTTACTTTCACGACCCGATGATAATTTAAACTCACCTTGCCTATAGGCATCTTCAACTAAAAGTTTTAATAAATCATCTCTCATTTACTTTTTGCATCGCTAACAATGTATCATAAGGTATCCATGCTGGTTCTTCATCTACAAACTGCACTTGAACTTCAGTTATGTTTCTTTGTAACCATCTAGAATAAGTTTCTCTTACCATTTTTACTGGACTAAGAGGATTTTTCATTTGCTCCATAGCATCTGTGTTATGTATCATACCTCAAATATTTGATGTTTTGAAGTTCCAGCGTTATCATTTGATATATTTCCTATTCCAGTTTCTTCGGTTTCCTCTAATTCATATTCCCAATCTTCAATCACGGTATTGGAAAGCATCCTATCAGACAGAAGATCCATTTCTTTTCTTGCTATCTCTTCACTCTCAGCATCAAACCAGAAGTCTATTGCTTT